GGCGAGGAGGTGTTCTACGCGAGCGAGAACAAGGGCACGATCGAGGGCGTCCACGCCAAGGACAGCGAGGAGGCCCCGCATCCCGTGCGTCGCCCCAATCTCCTGGGCACGGTGAGCAATCCGAATGGCATCAAGCCCGCCGAGCGGGAATTGAAGTCGCAAGATCAGGACATGATGACGACGACATCGATGCCTACGGCTTCCACCACCACCGCCAGCATGACCTCCGCACCGACGACAATGGACGAGGACGTGTCCGAGAAGGAGATCAAGAGCGCGACGCCGCCGATGAATAATCTGTCGTCGCCTGGGAACCCAGGAAAGAATACCGGTCCGGTGATCCCCTATAGCGGTGTTCAGGTCGGCGACAGCCTGCACAACCAGAATATCCGCAACCGCGCCTTCTGGGCACGCAAGGGGCGTTAAATGGCCGTTACCTATTCCAATGCCCTCAAGGATACGCGGATGACCAGTGTCATCACCGCGATCGATGCGGGCACGGGGGTGGGGACGCTGGAAATCTGCACGGCGGCTTATGCCGTTGTCCTTTGCATCATTACGCTTAGTAAGCCAAGTTTTACTGAAGCGGCGCAGGCGATTACGCTGGCAGGCGTCCCCAAATCCGGCACCGCAGGCGGTGCTGGCACAGCGGCGGCGGCGAGGATCAAGGACAGCAACGCCAACGTCATCGTCAATAATCTGACGGTCGGTACAACGGGCAGCGATATCAATCTCAATTCGACCGCGATCTCGAATGGTCAGACGGTGACGATTACCGCTGGCACGATCACCCACGGATAATGGCCGATCCAGACACAACGGCCTGGGTGGGACAGGTTACCAATAATGGCGGCAGTGTCAGCGCCGCCCGTGAGACGCTGGTTGACGCGCTTGTTGTCGGTCTCAAGAACGATGCGGTTTGGGGTAAGCTCGACCGGTTATGGCTGTTGGCGGGCGAGAACGAGCCAAGCGCACGGATCGATCTGATCGGCAGATTGGCGACAACCAAGATCGGCGCACCGGTTTTTACGGTCGATCGTGGCTATGGGGGGATTACGGTAGCGGATTATATCGACACCAATTTTAATCCTGCCACGGCGAGCGGCCACTTCCTGCAAAACGACAATAGTTTATCGGTTTGGGTCGAGACGCCACCCAATCAGATCGGCGGGACTTATCCGGAGGCGGCAGGCAGTTATGGATCGGTTGCTGCCAGCCTCGTCCAGATCGAATTTAATAGTGATGGTGGTTATTGGGTAACGCGGATGGCCACTGGTGGCGGGAGCTATTCGCGGTACGTCATCCCCAACAACACAGGCTTTATCAGCACGGTAAGACCCGATCCGCTTACGCAGGCCGCTTATGTCAACGGTACACTGGCGGTAAGCGATGGCGGGATGGCTTCATCGCCATTGCCGAATGCCAGATTATTTATCGGCAATCGCAGTGATGATAACACGCCGCAATCGGTCTGCGTCTTTACCGGCGGGCGTATCGCGGCGCTGCATGTCGGCGGGGCGCTGACCGCAGCCGATCAGTTTAGTCTTTATAATCATGTCGCCGCCTATATGTACGCGATCGGCGTGGCGGCCACGCTGACGCCGCCGAGCGGTATGCTGGCCGCGACCGAGACCACCGACAAGAGCGTGATGAGTGGCGGCGTGGTCATTGCTGGCACGCTCGCAGCAACCGACGCCCACGATACGGCGGCCTTTACCGGTACTATTCCGCTTCCTCTCAGTGGGACATTGGCGGCTACCGATCCCCTCGATCGCGCGGCGATTGAAGGCAGGGGCGATGGCAGGATACCCGCTGTTCCAGGGGAAATCCCCGCTGTCCCCTATGACCGGATCACCTCCGAGACCAACGATCGGCTTGTCGTTGCCTCGAATGGCGGGCGCGTCGCAGGCAATGGTGCCGCTGGTCGCATTGTTGGTGGTGGTAGCGGCCCGCGCAGCGTGACGGTTTCTCCAACCAAGAGGGCGGCCTGAGATGGCGGATGCCTTTGGTCCGATCAAGCCCGCGCCAGCGAGCGATTTCTTTGTCTTCGATTTCACCGCGCAGATCGGCGCGATGGGCGGGACGATCACGGCTGCGGTGTGGACAGTAACGGTCGATGCCTCGTCGCCGGTCCCCGATCCCAGCCCCGCAAGCCGCATCCTCGCCACACCGACCTTCTCCTCAAACAAGACATCGGCCTTGCTGGGCAACATGATCGACGGTGTGATCTACGATATCACCGCCGATGTGACGCTGAGCGATACGCGCGTGCTCTCGGATATGGCGACGCTCCTCTGTAGCTCGACGCCGTCCAATGATGTTTATCTGACGGTCGGGCAGTTTCGCGTCGATTACCCAGCCTTTGCCGATACTGCGCGGTTTCCCGATGCGACGATCCAGTATTGGATCAATATCGCCTGCTCGCCCCCCAACATGTCCTACGCGATCGATCCGGTGCGCTGGGGCCAGTTTTTTGTGCTTGGCCTCAATCTCTTCGTGGCGCACAATCTCGCCGTTGCCGACATGATGACGCAGCGGGCTGGCCCGCCTGGGATTACCACCGGAACGCCCGGTTATGGCTATACGCCATTGGTTGGTTCTGGCGTCGCGGCAAGCAGATCAGTCGGCGGTGTATCGCTCAGTTACGACAATTCGCTTGGTATGGAAGCGAATGCCGGTTGGTGGGGCCTGACGCCGTGGGGCAACCAGTATCTCTATTATCTCAGGCTTGCCGGTTCCGCGCCGATCCACATGATCGGCTGTCCCGGTTAACAGGAGGACACGATGACACCAAACATGCGGGCCAAGCTGGTGCGCAATATCCAATATCATGAGCAAACGCGGGATTATTACGCGGATGAGGTGAAGAAGGAGAAGGAAGAAAAGCCGCCCGCGCCTGCGCATCCGCCGCGTGGGGCGACCGGGGCGGTTGCGTCTCCCCCCAAGCCGCTGCAATCCGCCGCCGAGAAGCTCGCCGAGATGCATGCCGATGTGGTCAAGCAGTTGGAGGCGGTCCTTGCCGCCGATCTCGCGCTCGATCCCAAGCCGTCATCGCCGCTGCTGCCACAGCGTAATCCCGGCTTTGGGCTAAAGCCGACCGCAGGCGTCTTCCACTAAGATGCCGCCGCTGCCCCCCAATCAGCCGCAGGTCCCGCTGCACGGGCCAGCGACGCTCGAAGAGGACCACACGCGCGAACTGGCCCAGGCGCTCGACGCCTTGGGCCGGATCGAAGTGCTGATCGGGATACCCAGCGATACCGATCAGCCGCATTACAATGAGCGTCAGCGTGCGACGCAGACCGAAGCGCGCAGTGGCGGCGAAGGCATCCAGAGCAACGCCACACTGGGTTATATCCACGAACACGGCGCGCCCAGCCAAAACATCCCGGCGCGCCCGTGGCTGGGGCCGGGCGTTGAAGAGAGCAAGGACCAGTGGCTCCGTTATATGCAGCAGGCGGGGCAGGCGGCGCTGACCTTTCGCCAGGGGACTGCACCGGGCACGGTCCAGCCGTTTGATCCGACGACGATGTATAAGGCACTGCACGCGGCGGGGACGACAGCGGTCTCGGCGGTCAAGAACCGCATCGTCGCTGGGCTTGAGCCAAGGCTTTCGGAACGCACGGTGGCGGCGCGCCGCCGCAGAACGCCATCGCGACAGGCGATGACGAGCGCCGATGTCACTCCCCTCGTTGACACCGCCCAGATGTTGAATTCGATCTCCTATGTCATCAAGGAGGATTAAAGGGAGGCCGATCGATGAAGTTCGTTGGCTTTGCCGTGGGTGTTGGTCTTGGCATCCTCCTGGCCTTTGTCGTCCCCAGCGGTCTCGCGACCAGTCTTGTTATTGCCCTTGGCGGCAGTTTTGTCCTCGTCTCGCTAAGGAACGGCCATGCTGGCACGTAAAACGGCAGCACTGCTGAACCAGCCGTTTTATTCCACGGGACGGCCTTGTGTTCATGGGCATCTAGCGCAGCGTAGAACTCAAAACGGTTATTGCGTGCGTTGTGAGCAAATACGTTATGAGACCTCTCGTCGCGACATAATTCCGCAAGAGCGAAAGGCGTGGAACGCAGGCGCTCGCAAGTTAGCGAAACAGGCGGGAGAGACCCGTTATCGCACCGGAAAGCCTTGTATCAATGGTCATCTCGGCGACCGCTTGGTCAGCAATGGCCGTTGTGCTCAGTGTATGTATGACTGGCGTACTGCTTGGTATTCGGAAAAGCCAGAAAAAAGAAAAGCAGCACAAAGTAGACGCAGTAGCACAGTGAAAGCCGATCCGCGTCAGCGATTGATGGCGCTGTTGCGTGTGAGATTGGCGCGACATCTTCGAGGTTATATTGCCTCGAAGAGGCGATGTGGCTCTGCTGTTAGGGATGTAGGCTGTAGTATAGATGAACTGAAGATATATCTTGAAACCAAATTTCAGCCAGGGATGACGTGGGAGAATTGGTCTATTGATGGCTGGCATATAGATCATATAAAGCCATTATCGTCATTTGATTTAAGTGATCGAGAACAATTGTTGAAAGCCTGTCATTTTACAAACTTACAACCATTATGGGCTATCGATAATATGAGGAAGAACGATGCCTATACATGATGTGACAGATGCCTTCGATCCCTCCTTCTGGGACAATATCGTCGTCGTCCGCCGCACCGTCGTTACCGATGTCAATGGGCGGGGGCAGACCACTGAAAGCTCGATCACCACACGTGCGGTGGTGACCGCCGCCGGCCCCAACGAATTGCAGCGCGTGCCGGAAGAGGAATATTTCAACAAGGCGATCGATGTCTATTCGCCGTTCCGCTTTCAGGGCACCTCGACCGACGAATTGGGCAACGTCGTTACCCATCCCGACCACATCTACTGGCATGGCAGTGTCTATGTCGTGCGCACATTGGATGATTACGCGGGTTATGGGCGGGGCTTTATCCACGTCGTCGCGGTCTCGATCAACGCGGTCGATCCGCCGCCGCCAGCCTCGGGCGGCGACAACGTAACCGATCCGCACCCGATGCCTGCTAGCACGGTGCATTGATGGCGTGGGCCGCCGATAGTACACATCCTGGCTTTCTCGGTCCTTCGCCGACCGAGACACTGACAGAGCTTAGCTGGGTCAATTTCCTGCAAGCGACTGTCGCCGGGATTATTGGGTTGCCGGGTAATCTGGTTCGCCCGCGCTGGCAACCCAATCCGCCGCCGACACCGGATGTTTCGGTTGATTGGGCGGCCTGTGGGATTACCCGCAGCACGGCGAATTTCGAACCCTATATGCACCACTACGCCAGCCCTGATCCCGGTCACGACGTGTTACGTCGCCAGGAACAGGTGAATTATCTCGTATCGTGTTACGGGCCAAATGCGGGGGACAATATCGCGATCCTGCGCGACGGCATCTTTGTCGATCAGAACCGTGCGGGCTGGCGTGAGAACGCGGTCGGTCTCGTTGAGGCGGAGCGGATCACCCACGTCCCTGAACTCTTTCGTCAGCAATGGCGCGACCGCTACGATCTGGAGATCGTGATCAACCGCGAAGTGCGCCGCGTATATCTGGTGCGCAATCTGTTGCGCGCACGCGGGCCGATCTATGGCGAGAGCCAGGGGCGTGAGGTGGAGACGTGGTACGACACCGGGGACGTTACAGCGGAGACCGCGCCGGTTGAAACCAAATGGGATGACGGGAAAACAAGCTGGGACGACGGCGACACGATCTGGGACTTTGAGCGATGACATCAAACATCGATCCGTTGGTGCCTGCCGAAGGCGCGGCCTATACCGCCGATATGCGGAATAACTTTGGAACCGCCGCCAACGAGATCAGTGATCTGCAAACCGCGCTGGCGGCGGTGCAAGCCGATATCGCCGCACTGAAGCTGCGCTCGCAGATCGCGGTGACCCTAATCACCGCGAACCCGCCCAATAGCAATTCGCCCGCTTTTGTAACGGCGGGCATTGGTGTCGATATCACACCAACCAACGACAGCCGCGCGATCCTCTTGCTCGATGGGATGCTGGGTAATACCCAAAATGGTAATGGCAGTGATCTGCAACTGGTGTGGGGTCAGGGCACGCCGCCTGCGGCGGGCACGCTGGTCACCGCCACCAACGGCCAACTGGTTGGCAATATGGTGAGCATGCTGTCCTCGCGCTCCAATGACTTTGATCCGTTTGGCGTGAGCACGCTCCTCACCGGGATGATCAGCGGGCAGCAATACTGGTTTGACGCGGCTTTCCGCGCCCAGGCGGGCACCGCCACACTGACGCAGATGTCCCTGACGGTGTTTGAAGTTCTCGATCCGATCGCCGCTATTTTTACCCGTCCCGCTTAAAAGGAGACTTCCCATGCAGGGCTTATCCGTTTCACGCGTGGTTGATGTTCAGGTGAGCTTTGCCCCGCAGGCCGCCCCGCAGACGCGTTTTGATACGCTGCTGATCCTCGGCGACACGGGCATTGTTGATGCGGGGGAGGCGATCCGCGAATACAACACGATCGAGGAGGTGACCGGGGATTTTGGCACCACCGGGCCGGAATACAGCGCGGCGGTCCTGTTCTTTGGCCAGATACCACAGCCCAGTCTTCTCTATATCGGGACGTGGGCGCGCACCGCGACGGCAGGTCGCCTGACCGGCGGACCGCTACCGCCTGTCGAGCAGCTTCTGAGCGCCTGGACAGGCGTCGCCAACGGGGCCTTTGATGTCATCGTTGATGGCGGCGCGGTGGTCCATATCACCGGGATCAATCTGGCGGGCGTGGTCAATCTCAACGGTGTCGCCTCGATTATCCAGACGCAGGTGCAGATCAGCGTACCGACCGCGATATTTATCTGGAATGGTCAGCAGTTTATTATGACCAGCGGCACGACGGGCGTGACATCGACGGTTGGTTTTCTCACCGCGCCCGCGACCGGTGTCGATCTGTCGGCGCAGCTTCACATGACAGCGGCCTTGGCCGAGCGCAGCGCGCAGGGCCTCGCTCCGGAGACGCCCGTGGCGGCGCTGGCGCGGGTGGATGGGCGTGGTTGGTACGCCGCGATGTTTGCCGCCTCGGTGGCCCTTACCGATGCGCAGCACCTTGCCAATTCGGCCTATATCGAGGCGGCGGCGGATAAGCATGTCTATGGGGCGACGACGGCTGAGGCGATCACGCTTGATCCGACCAACAGCACCGATCTCGCCAGTCAGGCGATGCTGGCCGATTACATGCGCACTGTGCTGCAATATTCGATCACCAATGCCTACGCGATCGCCTCATTCTTTGGCCGCGTGCTGACGGTCAATTTTGAGGGATCGAACACCACGCTGACGGCGAAATTCAAGGTGCAGCCCGGTGTCATCCCAGAACTGCTCACTGGCGCGCAGGCCTCAACGCTCGCCAATAAACGGTGTAATACCTACGTCCAGTACAACAACGGCACATCGATCGTTGAGGAAGGCGTGATGTCCGGTCGCGCTTACTGGGACGAAATCCACGGCTTGGATTGGTTAGCCAACCGCATCCAGAACGATATGTGGAATTTGCTCTACCAGTCACCAAAGGTGCCGCAGACCAATCCCGGTGTGCATATGTTGGTCAACAAGGCCGATGGCGGGCTGAGCCAGGGCGTCATCAACGGACTGATCGCGCCCGGCGTGTGGAATGCACCGGGCTTTGGCACGCTGCAATACGGCGATTATCTGGCGAACGGCTGGTACACCTTTGCCAATTCGGTCGATACCCAGGCGCAATCCGATCGCGAAGCCCGTATCGCCCCGCTGATCCAGATTGCGGTGAAGTTGGCCGGGGCAATTCACTTCGCAAATGTGCTCATCAATGTCAACCGGGCCTTGTTGGCGGCGGTTGGTTTAGGTGTTACGATGCAAGCCTTTATTTATCAATGGCTTACGTAATTATATCGCGGCAGAGAGCGGTCGAGAAGGGGCTTACGGCTTACTTTACGGGTAAGCCGTGCCCGCGTGGCCACATTGCTGAGAGGCGCGTAGCTAGCCGTGGTTGCCGCGAATGTGAGCGAGAAGCTACGGCGCGTTGGGGTGAACGCAATCCAGATAAAGTCAAGGAAGCCAACGCCCGTCGCGATCCCAAGATGCAGAGCCTGCGCTTCGCGGAATATTATTCTGAGAACGGCGACGTGCTTCGAGCAAAGGCGCGTGCAAGGCGGCATGTCGCTTATTACCAAGACCCGGAAACCGAGATGGCGCGCAGCGTCGCCTATCGCAAGAACAATCTCGATAAGGTCAAGGCGCGTTTGCGCGATTGGCAGAAAGAAAAACTGGCGACGGATGTTGTTTACAAATTAAAGGCCTACCTACGCCGCCGCCTATGTAAGGTAGTACGCGGAGAGCTAAGGGGCGGCTCGGCGATACGTGATCTGGGTTGTTTGCCCACGGAATTGAAGGCGTGGCTTGAGGCTCGTTTTCTGCCGGGCATGACCTGGGAAAATTACGGCCCGGTCTGGCATGTCGATCATAAGAAGCCGCTGGCCTCGTTTGATCTCACCGATCGAAACCAGTTTCTCGAAGCCTGCCACTACACAAATCTGCAACCGCTGTTCGCCGAAGATAACCGCAAGAAAAGCGGTCCTCGTCGTCGTACAGTACAACCCAAGTGATAGGAGGCTAAAATCGCCACATACTCCTTTCAAGACATTGTCGCCTCGATCACCGGTCCCAACGGCACGGTAACGCTTGGCGCGGGATCGTGCGCCAGTGATGGCGGTATCTCGATCACGATGGTCGAGGACAAAAGCACGATGACGATCGGCGCGGATGGCTGTGTTATGCATTCGCTGCACGCGGGCAAGGGATCAAACGTTACCGTTCGCCTCTTAAAGACATCACCGACCAATCAGGTGTTGTCGCAGATGTATGCGCGCGATACGGCCTCGACCGGCGTCTACGGTTTTAACACCATCTCGGTGCGCGATCTGCAACTGAACGACGTGATCGTCATGCAGCAGTGTGCATTCGCCAAATTCGCCGATATCACATACGCGAAAGAGGGCGGAGAAATGGTGTGGACGTTCCATGCTGGTGTCACCGACTTTGTCCTCGGCTCGGGGATCGCGGTGCCGGCGGGCGTTGCGTAATTCGTCACCAAATTGGTGACGAATAGGGAGGAAGATCATGCAAGAGGTGGAATTTAGCGGGCGCAAGTACCGCACGGGGAAGCTCGACGCTTTTAAGCAGTTTCATCTGGTGCGCAAGCTGATGCCGCTGTTCTCGGGGCTGGGGGAAAGCTGGGCGCAGATGCCTGCCAATGTCGATCAGAGCAATTTCTGGCACGCGCTTGGCCCGGTGGCGCAAGCCGTCGCGGAGATGTCAACCGAGGACAGCGAATGGTGCCTCAAGACCTGCTTGTCGGCGGTCTCGTTGTTTAACGGGCGCAACTGGGTGCCGTTGATGACGCCTGCGGGCACGATGATGTTTGACGATCTGGAGATGTCCGACATGCTGCAACTGTCCTTTGCTGTGTTGCAGGATAACCTCGGAAGTTTTTTTCCCGGCAGCCAGCCCAACGGTTTGGACAACGCGGTCTCCCCATCTCCGTCCGTTTTGTCGCAATGAACGAGGAAGAGGACTGGATCATGCGTCCGGTTCTCGAAGGGCTGTGCAAATACGAGAGCTTGGTCGATGGCACGCTCGACATGTTCGATGTTGCCCGAATGAACGAAGCGCTCGATGTGCGGGGCGAAAACGAGGCGCGGATAAACGAGGCGCTGGAGGATAGCCGTCGTGGCTGATCAAACACTGCAATCCTTTGTCATCAGGCTAAAATATCTTGTCGATGAAGGATCGGCGAAGAAATTCCACGAGAATGTCCAACAGGGGATCGCGGGCCTCAACGGTATTCGGATTGCTGCTCTCGGGGCGATGGTCGGCCTTGAGGAGATGGTGCGGCGGACGACGACGCATTTTGGCCAGCTTGGCTTTGCCGCCAAGCAGGCCAACGTCACCGCGCTGGAGATGGAGCGTGTTGGCGCGGCGCTGTCGGCGATTGGGCATTCAGCGAGTGAAGCTGGCCCGCTCTTGGTGCAACTCAATAATAAGCTGCTCGATCCCGCCACGGCGGCGACCGTCCACGCCTATATCGGCAATGTCACCAACGCCAACGAATTTCTCTGGACGGCGATCAAAAAATACAGTGATGCCGTTGCGGCGGTAGGGGGCGACGAGAAAAAAGCCTGGGTCGAACGCGATAAGATCGCGGAAGCGGGCGGGCAGGAACTCGTTCGTGTCGTCCAAGACGCCTATCACCATCAGGAAGCGCTGCGGCGTGCTGCTGCGGCGAGCGACGCGCTCTACGATGCGATTGCCAAACAGCGGGGCACGACGCGGGAACAGGAAGCGCAGCGGTTTGAAGATAACTCGATCAAGATGGAGCAAACGTTTGCCACGCTTGCCCATACTTTTCAGGTTGTCTTTGGTGAGATCATTACCGATCCCAAGGTTACCAAGGCGGTCGAGGAGATCGGCACAGCCCTGACCAACTGGGTGATCAGTCCTGAAGGGCAACAATCAATCCACGATTTTGCCACGGCTATTCATGATCTGATCCCCTATCTGCTGTGGGGCCTCAACCATATCAAGCTGATCCTCGAAGTGCTGGGGGGACTGTGGGCGCTGTCGTTTGGGGTCAAAATCGTTGGCATGATCCAGACCTTGACCGGGGCCGTTGGTGGCTTGGCCTCGGCATTGTGGAAGACCGAGGCTGCGGCTAAGGCGGCGGGTGCTGCGGGGGCGACAGCAGGCGGCAGGCTGGGATGGTTGGGTAAATTTGGTGTCTATGCTGGGGCGGCTGGCGGCGCTTACGAAGTCTACAAGACGGTCACCGATCCTAAATCGCGGGAAAGCAAAGACGATTGGTGGAAGGCAAATTATCTCGATCCGTTTTATTTGATTGGTAAGCTCTTCCAGGGCAGCGGCGACAAAAAGCCAGCGATGCAGCATGGTGGTATTGTCGATGCCACGCTGCACCACGGCGAGATGGTGCTGCCCAGCAATATCAGTTCTGGGCTGCAATCCTTTTTCTCGGGTGGTTCCGGTTCGATCGGCGAGACCTCAAAGCGTCTCTTACAGTCATTTCTCGGTTGGTTTGCCGGCGACAGTTCTTATCGCCCGCAGGTCGATCTGACGGATGAGACGTTGGATAAGCTTGGGGTCAAAAAGCCGGATGGCACGACGGCTCCCGCGACAACCGGTGGCGACGGCGGCGGCAGTGGCGGCGGAGGAGGCGGCGGAGGCGGCGGCGGCGGCGGCGGCGGGGGTGAAACCGGCTCGCCGCTTGGCCCCGGTGGTGGGCCTGTCGGTTCCGGTGGGATTGGCGCGCTCACCGATGCCGCCGCTGAGCTAATCTCGCGGGCGGAAGGCACATTTCATAAGGGCGCGATCGACTACAACGAAGTCTATGGCGGGGAAAAGGTCGATCTCATCCATAAGACACTAAACCAAGTTCTGGACTATCAGAAAGGGATGTTAGCACGGACGGGACACACGCCTGTCGGAGCGTTTCAGATCACCGCCGATACCATTCGGGATCAAATAAAGGCGCTGCATCTCGATCCGGCGACAACCATGTTTACGCCGGAAGTGCAAAAGCAGATGGCGGGCCATCTGGTGGCGACACGCGGCATCCAGCCGTGGACCAACACCCATCCTGAACTGATGCGGCAAGTGCAGCAGATGGGAGCAAGCGCGTTTGAAACCACGGCGGCCCCGCCGATTGGCGGCGACACCAGCGGAATTCTTGGGGGTGACGGCAAGCCAGCTAATGTGGTTGATCAGATGGTCGGGCTGGCGGGGCATCGCGGCGAGGCGGTGCGTGAATTTCTCAAAGACCCACATGGTGTTATCCAGCGTGATCCCGAACTTGGGCTATGGTGCGCGGAATTTACCAACGCGTATCTGCAACACGCGGGCGTGCCGGGGACCCAAGGGTCTAGTCGTCTGATGGCGCGCAGCTTTGCCACGTGGGGCTATGCGGTTGCGGCCAACGCCTTACGCAAGGGCGATGTCTTGCTTAATAAGAACCTCAAACATGTCGGTGTCGCGACCGGGCGGACATGGCTCAATACACCGGGGCACCGACCGGGCGAAGTCGAGGAGATATCCTCGAATACCATTGGCCCCAATGGGGAGCTTCTCAATATCCCCGGCACGCGCTGGCGCAGCGATGTGACCGTGCGCCGATCGGCGGCACTGGCCGCCGCCCAGGAGCGGGCGAATGATATCCAAACCGCACGGCTGGGCTGGGGGGCGCAGGCCTACGCGCGCTTCCATCGTGGGGGGCAACAGCCGACCCAGGTGGTTCAGAACAACACCTATCATGTACATGAGACGCATGGGCCGGATGCGACCGCCAAGCGGATCAAATACACGCAGGATCGTGATACTGGTCAGGTGATCCGTCATAATCGCGCGACGGTGGTGTGATGCCGGATGGCAATCCCGCCTGGAACAATCCTGCGACGCAGGAGGTGTGGCAATCCCTGGCGGGGAAGATGCAGCCCAGCCAGGGGCCGTATTCGGGTGGCTTTAAGCAAGGCGGCAAGGCCCCCGACAACGCGCAGTGGATCAGGCAGATCAGTCTGATCGTCTACAAACAGAGCGAGCAATTCGGGCCACCCGCATCTGCCTCCCCCGTCCAATCAGGCCCCGCCCTGGCGCGCGTCCAGCGCGCGCCTGGATCACGTGCAGACACGATCGAGCTTCCCGATGTGCAGGTCACCGCCAAGGCCGATCCTCCAGCTTCGACGCCAGCGAGCGATGCCAAGCAGGCGGCGGGGCTTGAGCTTGGCGGTTTGCGGGTGACCTTTAACGTCCACAAAAATGTGGTCGGTACACCCAATGTGCTGGAGGCGAAGGTCTATAATCTGTCGCCGCAGACGATGAAAAAGATCATCCAGTTTACCCGCGTGCAACTGAGCGCGGGCTACAAATTCGCGCAATACGGTATGATCTTTGACGGGACCGTGGTGCAGTATCGTATCGGGCGCGAGAATATCACCGACACCTATATGGAGATCAGAGCGGTCGATACCGACAGCCTCGCGGGGGCCACATCATTTCACCGGTTTGAGGTGGGCACCAAAGAGAGCGATATTATCCAGCAATATGTCAAGGATACCGGAATACCGGCGGGCTATCTCAGCCCCACTGTCGGCACCCAGGTATTAAAGTGGCCACTGATCGTCGCTGGACCGACCCATAAATATCTGCGCGACATGATGAACAAATACGGCGCGAACTGCTTTCCCGACAACAACAAGCTGCACGTGGTCGAACAGAAGGAGATATTACCCGGCGAGGCGGTGATCCTCAGCCCGCAGACCGGCCTTATCGGGATACCAGAAGCGACACCGGAAGGGATGCAAATCCGCTGTCTGCTCAATCCGCGCTTTAAGGTGTGCGGGCTGGTGCAACTCGACAAGAAATTTATCTCGGGCATCTCCTACATACCGGGGGCCGGTGTCGAAGGCACCTACGAGACCCAGAAGAAGCAGGAGGCGCTGGCAGGCAAGGGGACACCGCAGATCGAAGTCCCAACGCCGACATCGCCGGTCGGACGCTACAAGATTTTTACCATCGAGATCAGCGGCGATACGCGTGGTCAGCCCTGGTACGACGATCTCGTCTGTCTCGCGGTGGGAGAGGACAATATGGTGATCGAGAGCGCCAAGGTCGGTAACACGACCTATAAGCGACAGGTGGAAACCTGATGGCCTCGCCGCCGCCATCAATGGTCAGGGAGACGCCCGCCGCGCCTGCGGCCAGTCCGGTCCTGCCCTATGGCAACTGGACGCCCGCGCTCTTTCAGCCGCACCGCCGGTCGATCGGCGGGATCGTCGCTAATGTGACGATCGAGGAACAGCACACCGATGAGCTACAGATAACCGACCATCCCGTCGAGGGCGGGGCACCCGTCAGCGATCACGCGTTTAAGCGCCCGGTACAGGTCAATATCACCGCTGGCTGGTCAACCGCGCTGGCCTTTGATCTGTCGGCGGAGAGTGGCGTCTACGGCCTGCTGTTAAGCTGGCAAGCGTCCTTGATGCCGTTTGACGTGATTACCGGCAAGCGCTCGTATCAGAATATGCTGATCGAGCGGCTGGTGGTCAGCACCGACAACCACAACGAATATACGCTGATGGCGCAGATCATGTGCCGCGAGGTGATCATCGTCGCGACCCAGACCGCTCAAGTGCAGGGGATGTCGTCCTCGGCCAACGAACACCAAGAACCGGACAAGACCGCGCCCGCAACGGGGAATGGCGACAAGCCGACGACAAAGCCAGCCGAGACCGCAAGCTCAACCGCCAATCAGACCACGCACGCGAATAGCTCCGATGCTCAGTTAAATGAAAAAGGTATTGGCGACAGCACTAAGTACAGCACGAGCAGCAGCGACAGTGGCATCGGCGGCGGCGGTAAAGTCGGCATGGTCAGCCAAAATCAGCAGGGGCAGGAAATTCCGATCGCGCCCGCTGTTACCGGTAAAGACTTTGTCGAGCCACCGCCGCCGGTTTCGACCGGCAACCAAGCAGGGCAGGTCATCCCCATTCCGCCCGCGCCCCCTCAGATTATCTCACCGTAAATGGCCAGCATCGCCGAAATCCCGACCGAGAGCGGGCATCCCTTTAACGAGACCGTCACCTGGGGCGGTGTCGCCTACACGCTGTTTTTCAAATGGAACACCGTGACCCAGTGCTGGCAACTCGATATCTATGATGTCGATGGCATAACACCGATCCTTATCGGTCTGCCGATCGTCACCGGCACCGATCTTCTCGGCCAGTTTGGCTATATCCCGCTGGCGACCACCACGGTGATCACGGTGATGACCACCGGACCGTTTAATTCGCCCGACAGTGTGCCGACTTTTGACAATCTTGGCACGGACGGTCACGTCTATCTTGTGATGCCGTGAGGGGCTGATGGCTGACGACAACAGCAGCAGCGGCGTCTTTGATCTGACCGAGCGGTTCTACGATCTCGATGAACTCAATCGTCAGACCCATCAGGCCCATCAATCGGGGATGTGGACGGCGATGCCGATTATCGCCGAGAGCCATAATCCGCAGCAGAACACGGTCGATGGCAATAGCTCGATAAAGCTGGCGACACTGCAACCGGGTGGCGCGATCCAGTGGAATGCCATCCCCAAGCTGACGATGCCGACCCTCAATCTTGGCGGCGGTGGGATGGCGATCACCATCCCGGTGCAAAAGGGCGATGAGGGTCTGACGGTCTTTGCCAGCCGGTCGATCGACAACTGGTGGAACAAGGGGGATCAGCAGGACCAGTTTGCCAGCCGGATGCACGATCTCTCGGACGGCTTTTTTATCCCCGGTTTTCGCTCGCAGCCCAACGCGCTCCCCAATGTCAGCACCAACAGCTTTCAGGTGCGGACGCAGAATGGCGCGACCAATATGGATTTTAACCCGTCAGGCGGCGGGACATTTCAATTTACCACCCCGACCAATCCGCTGAGCGTGCAAGGCAAGGCATTTAATACCAATGTTGAAAGCTCGACGCAAAAAGCCGTCAGTTCGATCACGCTTGATACGCCGACGACGCACCACACCGGGGATGTGAATGCGGACGGCAAGGTCGATGCGAAGGGCGGGTTTTTCAAAAACGGTGTGCCGATCGGCGGTGGAACCGGTGGCGGCGCTGGCCCGACCGGCGCGACCGGCCCAGCCGGGCCTGCGGGGCCAACCGGACCGACCGGCGCGACCGGACCAGCGGGCGGGGGAACCGGGGGCGGTGGTTCGATCACCGTCTCCGACACACCACCGGTTGGCCCGACACAGGGCAATCTCTGGTGGGATAGCGCGGTTTCCAACGGGCAGCTTTACGTCTGGTATGATGACGGCAATTCCCAACAATGGGTGATTGCCAATAGCGGCGTTGTGGGGCCTACAGGGCCAGCGGGAGGGCCGACCGGTCCCACAGGCGCGACCGGCACGCCTGGGACGCCTGGAGCCACGGGCGCAACCGGGGCAACCGGGGCAACAGGAGCGGCCTCGACCATTCCTGGCCCGACCGGGGATACCGGGCCGCAGGGGGCTAATGGGGCGACCGGGGCGACCGGGGCGCAGGGGGCGACCGGGGCGATCAGCCAAGTCCCTGGCCCGCAGGGGGCAACTGGCCCGACCGGGCCAACTGGTGCTGCATCAACAGTTCCCGGTCCGACCGGCCCCACGGGTGCAACAGGTGCTATCGGTCCAACCGGTAATACAGGCGTAGCAGGACCAACGGGACCCACTGGTAATACTGGTATAGCTGGACCTACCGGAGCAACAGGTCCTACAGGTGCAAATTCCACAGTTCCAGGCCCTACAGGACCTACAGGTCCCACGGGAGCAGCATCAGTCGTTCCAGGCCCGACCGGGCCTACAGGGGCGACAGGGGCAACAGGTCCGACAGGTACGGGTGGCGGAGGTAGTACTGTTACAGTAGGGCCGACACCACCTGCTTCACCCGCTGTCGGCAATATGTGGTGGGATGATGTCGGTGGTGAACTCTATCTTTGGTATGACGACGGTAATTCGCAACAATGGGTAATTGCCAATAGTTCGCCGCCGGGGCCGCAGGGACCAAACTGGCAAGTCGGTCCAGGCTTGTATCTAAATACTGGCACATCACCTTCGACCATTGATGTCGTAACACCATATTTGCCGCTAATTGGCGGATCACTCAGTGGGCCGGGCGATCTCAATATGGCCGGTCGCCTCAATGTCGCGACGGCACCGGGAAGCGGGTCAGCGATCACGACGCCTGCGGACATGCTGGCGGGAAGCGCTATCGCGACATCGTTTAATGCGGTGCAGTCTGGGCTAAGCGGCAATCTGTATCTCGCGACAGGGCCAACGTGGAAGTATTTGACGACCAACCCCGGCGCACTTCTTGGAATTGGCGGAACCACTGCTTTCACCTTTTTTAGTGCGCCATCAGGGACAGCCGGAACCGCTGCCACACTGACGACGCTGGCGACGCTCACCATAACGCTGTTCACGCTCAATGTACCGCTGTCGAGCAACAGCGCGGCGTCGTTTGGCGGGCTTTTAACCAGCAATGGTACAAACGCTGGTTTCTCCTTCCAAGATCGCAGTAATTCAGCCGCTTCATGGATTTGGTACGCCAATGGCGGCAGCGCGTCCCTCTATATTGGAGGCAACCAGATCACGGTCAGCAGTGGCGGCAGCTTAACGGTTGCGGGACCCTACCTCTATCTCGCGGGCGGCACCGGGGCGGTCAACAGCACGGGTGGCCCGTTTATCTATGCCGATGCGGGCCAGATAGCGTTTCACTGCGGCCCAAGCAACGGTGGTGTTCTGTTTCAGAACTCGTCGGGTACCAATACCGCGCAGATCAGCAGCGCTGGTGTCTATTATTCCAACGGTAAGGCTTCTCTATCAGCCGATGCTAACTACGTTTACCATTACGATGGTGCCGGGAACAGCGGGGCCGTTCTTCTCGGCAATGCACACAGCTACTTCCGCAACACCAACCTTCATTTTGAGACGATTAACGGTGCGGCGGCTATGCTGACGATGACTTCTGCTGCTATAAATTTTTATACGCACCATTGGAGTGTAACTGATAACGGATTTGTCTGTGGCAACACCGGCAACGCGTGGAGCTACTGTGTTGCCTATAATCATGTGACGTCTTCGGACGCAAAGCATAAGACCGACCTTGCCGACCTGCCCGATTGTCTTGATTTTGTGCGGACCCTCAGGCCACAGACCTACCGGCTCAACAACGGCCCGCGAGAAGGCCGCAAGGTGCGGCGCTGGGGTTTTGTCGCGCAGGATGTCCAGGCGGTGATTGGCGGCGGCGACGATTTTGGCGGGCATATCCACAGCAATGGCGAGCAGGCGCTGGATTATGCGCAGTTGACCGCTGTGCTGTGGAAAGCGGTGCAGGAGATGGCAGCGCGGATCGATCAGCTAGAAGCAAGGCTAGCGTAATGGCGCTTGATTTCCCCAACACACCAACCAACGGCCAGATATTCACCACGGGTGATGGTAGCTGGCTGTGGGATACGGTTAAGTGGAAATCCGGTAATGGGGTCGGCTTTCTCACGACGATCGCCGATACGCCGCCACCAGTTCCAACACCGGGATTGCTTTGGTGGAATAGCTCGCCCGGTATTGGGCAGCTTTATGTCTATTACAATGATGGGACGAGTTCTCAGTGGGTTACTGCCAACAATATGGGTGGTGGTCTTTATCTGCCACTAACAGGTGGAACGATTGGTGTTCAGCCGGCAACCGGCCCTGGCCCCAACGCACTGCTGATCAACGACACGGTGGGGGCACCGCAGCCGGGAATGACAGGACAAGGCCGGTTCATCACCGCGTCCGAAGGTACACCCGTTATCGGGATCGACAGCTATGGCACCAACCCGGCCTATATGCTCACGCGCCGGTCCCGTGGTACGGCGGCGGCGCCGACAGCGTTGTTGTCGGGCGATCTAATCGGCAATTGGACATTTCAGGGCGCCAACGGCGCAGCTACCTATACCGGCGCGGCAGCGATCTACGGGGCAACGACGGAAAACTGGTCATCGACAGCTAATGGGACGCGGTTGATTTTGGCGACGGCGCCAGCCGGTGGCACGGCTCAGGTCAATTCGCTGACCCTCAACGGCAACAACGCGACGTTTTCCGGCAACATTGTTCAGCCGACTAATGGCGCACACTATTTCGACCCCAACGCCACCACCACGTCTCCCCGTATAGCCAGCAATGGTGGCAACAACGGTGGCGGCATCAGCTTTAATGTCGGTAATGGGGCCAACAACAACTTCGTTTTCAATAATAATGCAGGGACGATCCTTGCCGAGTTCACACCGGCGACGCCGTACACTACTTATAATCAAACAGGTTCTTGGTCCTCGCTGTCTGATCCTCGTGTCAAGACTGACATTACACCTTACGAGCGAGGGCTAGCAGCTATCCTTCAACTCAACCCAATCAACTTCCGTTACAATGGTGAGCTTGGCGCGGTCCTGGACGATCCAGAGACAACGCGTATTGGCCTCGATGCGTCGGCGGTCGAAGCGGTTATGCCGGAAATGGTCGGGCGCAAGGTCAATACTGCGCCTGACGGCACACCTTACGACGAGATCCTGACCCTCGAAACCGGTCCACTGATCTACGCCTTGGTGAACGCGGTTAAGGAACTCAAGGCTGAAATCGATGCTTTGAAGAGCGGAATGCACTAATGCCGATGAATTTCCCCGACACGCCGACAAACGGCCAGACATTTACGTCTGGTGGTGTCGCGTGGATGTGGAACGGCTCGACCTGGGACACGACATCGTCACCGAGCGGCCCGTTTCTGTTGCTCACCGGAGGGACTTTAAGCAATCCCGGTAATCTGACGGTCAACGGCACAACAGCGCTGACCGCCGCGACCGCGACAACACCGGCTACCGCCAACAATTCGACCAGTGTGGCGACCACCGCCTTTGTTAAGGCGCAGGCCTATGTGACCGGTGGGCCATACCTCGCACTGACCGGCGGCACGCTTACAGGCCCGGTGACCTTTACCGGCACAGCGCCGCAGATCACGCTGAGTAACACCACGTCGAATTGGATGATGTGGCTTGCCTACGGTACTGCGCCGCCAGCATTCACCACCCGGTCGGCTGGCACCAAGCTCGTTCTCTATCCCAGTTTGAGTTCTTCGTCTGCTGATTACGCGATTGGGATCGACAGCGGCACGCTGTGGCATTCGGTGGGGACGACAGGCAATAATTTTGCTTGGTACGGCGGCACGACCCTTCAGATGCAGTTGGCTGATGGCTATCTCGGCATCGGAACCGGAGCAACGGGCGTATTTGCTAGAGTTACGGTGTCAGGATTAGGAGTTGTTGGTCAGGGTACAGCCGCTTTCAACACGGCAGGCTCGCTCGTAAATGTCTTGATGCTGGATGATGTTGGCGTTGGTGTGGGTAACGGCGGCACGATTTTGTTTAGTGCTAATCAACAGGTTTGGCGGTTCGCGACTATTCAGGGCTGGGTCACCAGCGGATCGAACAACAGCCAAGGCGATATTGTCTTTTCGACGCGCCGCGTTTCCACCGATGCGACCCTTACGGAGGCTCTGCGGGTCGTAAGTTCTGGACTGACACAGACTAACGGCGGGTTTAGAACCGGCGGTGGTGTTGCCAACATAGGAAGTTTTACGTGGGCGCAGCTTAATACGACATTCAATGTGCTTGCCAATAGCGGCGCGATAGGTATCGGGTGGAATTACACGGGTGGCGGCGGCGAGACGGATGTCTTTATCAACCGGGGCGCTGGTACGGCGGGCGGTCTGAGGATTTACGACTTCCCGAATGCCTCGGGAGCCGTGACGCAGTTGTTGTCGCTTACAGGCGCTGGAGCGCTGACACTAAACAACACGATATTCGCGACATCGACCGGCACCACCCCGGTGGCGGGCCAGTTCCATATGTCCAACGGGTCCGGTTACGGATCGATGTGGTACAACGACGGCTCAAATACTTATTTATTGCTGACCGCCAGTGGTGACTATCTCGGCACCTTTAATAGTTTGCGTCCGATGACGGTTGATAACTCAACCGGCAATGTAACTATGGGTTCCGCCCTAAATGTTACTGGCAATGTAGCTATGGGTTCGGGTTCCGCCCTAAGTGTTAACGGAAATATTTTCGTCACCGGCAACGGCCATGTCGTTCTTGGTCCAAACTCAACTGGACAGCTTTATGTCGAAAGTACCAATAATAACTATGTGTTTATTCTGCCTTCGGGCAACGGCGCT